GGCACTGTAAAGAAAAAAGTTTAAGGGGCTTATATGGACATTATAAATTTTATCAGTCAGTACAATAAGCGATTGACTGAAAGAATAGATGACATTAGTCATTCTATTACAAGTGGTGGTGTTTCCGATTGGGAAGACTACAAAGCAAGAGTCGGCGAAATACAGGGTGTCGCTTATGCTCTTGAGGAATTAAAGGCCCTGCTAAAAAAGGTGAATTATGTCGAAGACACTGATAGTACCTGACTACGTTGTCGCGCAACGCGAAGCGAAAAAGAAGGCCGAAGAGGCCGCAAAGAAAAAATCCCTTACAGAAAGAATCCCACAACCCACTGGATGGCGTATATTAGTCATGCCGTACATGGGTCGTGATAAGACTGAAGGGGGTATTTATGTTCCTGATCAAGTTAGAGACCGTGAGTCAAAGGCTACTGTCGTAGCCTATGTCGTAAAGGTTGGACCTTTAGCATACAAGGATGCCGACAAATTTGGCGGTGGTGACCCTTGGTGTAAGGTAGGTGATTGGGTGTGTATCGGTCGCTACGCTGGCTCTCGGTTTAGTATCGAGGGTGGTGAAGTCCGCATTATCAACGATGACGAAGTCATCGCAACCATCGTCGATCCAGACGATATCAAGTCATACGGAGGATAGTTGTGTCAACTAACGCCGCAGAAACCGAAGAAAAAGAAATCGAAGTTGTTGAAGAAAAAGAAGAAGATACTTCTTCTGAAGTCGAAGTTGTTGAAGAAAAACAAGAAGAGGAAGAACCCGAGTCAAAAGAAGAGGAGCTCGAGCAATACTCTAAGTCTGTGCAGACTAGAATAAATAAATTAACGCACAGATATCGTGAAGAGGAAGCTCAAAGAAAAGCTGCTGTTGATTTTGCGGCGGAAGTAAAAAAGCAAAACGATGAGTTAAGACAGCGTTTGGAGTCTTTGGATCAGTCTTATGTCGGAGAATTCGACACTAGAATTAAGTCGCAAGCAGATGCCGCTAAACAAGCATATCAAAAAGCTTACGACGAGGGCGATGCCGACGGGATGTTCGAGGCTCAAAAGAACATAAGTCGTTTGGCCTTGGACGAAGCGCAATTAGAGCAAGCTCGAAAAAGGCAAGAGAGGGCTAATGCTGCTAAAGAACAAGTCGTTTACACCCCAGAAGCAAATAATGCCCCGGCTCCACAACAACAAGCACAGCAACCCGCTCCTCCTGACCCAAAAGCGGAGGCTTGGGCTTCTAACAATGAGTGGTTTGGCACTGATCAACCCATGACATACGCTGCCTTTGGCGTACACAGACAACTAATAGAGGACGAAGGATTTGACCCAGCGTCCGATGAGTATTATAATGAACTTGACAAGAGGATTCGTGCAGAGTTTCCACAAAAATTTAAGGAAACAAAGCGCAATGATTCTGGACCCCGAGTCGCTTCTGCGGAGTCCAGTGCTTCTAAAGCACCGTCAGGAAAGGGGCGCAGAACAGTCAAATTGACTCCTTCGCAGATTGCAATAGCGAAGCGGTTGAATGTTCCGCTCGAAGAATATGCTAAGTATGTTAAGGAGTAAGAGATGACTGATTCTACAAGAACGCCACGCGAAGCGACAACTCGCGCAAAGACCCAGAGAAGAAAGCCTTGGGCACCTCCTTCTAAGCTGGAGGCCCCAGAAGCACCAGAAGGCTATAAGCATCGTTGGATTCGTACCTCACTTCGTGGTGAAGACGATAAGATGAATGTAAATGCCAAGCTTCGGGAAGGTTGGGAGCCTGTAAGGGCTGACGAATATCCTGAGATGGCTGGTAAATATCCAACTATCGATGATGGTCAGCATGCAGGTGTAATAGGAGTAGGCGGTTTAATGCTTGCTCGTATCCCAGAGGAAACGGTAGAAGAGCGAACTGAATACTATCGGGAGCAGACCCGTCAACAAATGGAAGCCGTGGACCAAAGCCTGATGAGGGAACAACATCCCTCAATGCCTATCCATTCGGATAGGAAAAGCCGTGTATCATTCGGAGGTAAGTCAGATGGCTGACCTCCTACAAATAAAGGAGTAAGCAATGGCAAATGTTAATGTTGCCTTCGGCCTCAAGCCGATAAACACTGCGGGTAGCACTCCGGCTACTGGCGGTGTGAATGCATACCCCATCGGCAGTTCCGCAGCAGCAATATTCCAAGGTACTCCAGTAAAGTGCGACAACGGTGGTTCAATCGTTGTTGGCTCTGCATCTGGAGATACTGTGGCATATGTTGGCGTGTTCCAAGGATGTGAGTATGTTTCAGCCACTACCGGAAAGAAGGTGTTCTCGAACACTTGGCCCGGTTCAGGAAGTGCAGACACAAACTTTGACATTACAGGTTTTGTGTATGATAACCCACTTCAACGCTTCATTATCGCTACTGATGCGACATTCACAGATGAAGCAACCGCTAAAGCGTCTATTTTTGAAAACACAATGTTGGATAGCGGCGCAAGCGGAAGTACAACCACAGGAATCTCATCCGCAAAGATGGATGTTGCTACATTAGACTCATCAAACGCCTCTCTTCCTTTGAAGATTGTTGGCATTCTTGATGATGTAGACAACGAAGACTTTGCTGCTGCGGGTATTCCTATGATTGTGATGATCAACAACCATGCGCTGCTTCAGGCTGATTCTGAAGCTGCAATTTCGTAGGGAGGTTAGACAATGGCTATTTCTCGCGCACAACTTGCCAAAGAACTAGAGCCCGGTCTTAACGCTCTCTTTGGAATGGAATATGACCGATACGAAGGTCAGCATGCTCAAATCTTTGACACCGAGTCTTCCGACCGGGCGTTTGAAGAAGAGGTAATGTTGTCAGGTTTCGGTGCTGCACCCGTCAAGGGTGAGGGCACAGGTGTCACTTTTGATGATGCCAACGAAGCTTACACTGCTCGTTACAACCACGAGACAGTGGCAATGGCCTTCTCAATCACTGAAGAAGCAGTTGAGGACAATCTCTATGATCGTCTTGCTTCTCGGTACACTCGTGCTCTTGCTCGTTCAATGGCACACACAAAGCAGGTTAAAGCTGCCGCAGTTCTTAACAATGCATTCTCCGCTGGCGCATTTGCTGGTGGTGACGGTGTTGCTCTCTGCGCCACTAACCACCCGCTAACAAGCGGCGGCACATTCGCAAACGAGCCAGCAACTGCTGCTGACCTGAATGAGACTTCCCTTGAAGATTCTCTTATCAGCATCGCTGGTTTTGTTGATGAGCGCGGTTTGATCATTGCCCTTAAAGGCATGAAGCTTATCGTTCCTCGTCAGCTACAGTTTGTTGCCGAGCGTCTCATGGTATCAAACCTTCGGGTAGGTACAGCAGACAACGACGTAAATGCATTGCGCTCAATGGGCATGCTTCCAGACGGTTATGTAGTCAACGACTTCCTAACTGATACAGACGCATTCTTCATTAAGACTGATGCACCAAACGGCTTCAAGCACTTTGAGCGTTTGGCTCTGTCAACTGCAATGGACCCAGATTTCGACACTGGCAACATGCGGTACAAAGCTCGTGAGCGTTACAGCTTCGGCTTTTCAGATCCTCGCGCAGTGTTCGGTTCACCGGGCGCATAAGTGTAGGCAAAATGATATTAAAGGGCAGCTTCCATGCTGCCCTTTTTTATTGTACAATGATGCATTCCTGACAACTGCATGGTGCGGTTGACACTAGCCACGACAGGAGACTTAAATGGCTACTACTACTTTCTCTGGTCCTATTAAGGCCGGAACTATCAAGAACACAACAGGCACGACTCTAGGCTCAAACATCGCTAACGTCGGTCAGGTTGTTATGGCTCAAACATTTTCAGCAGACTTATCAGGCGGTGCTCTAGCTGCTCAAGTCACTGACGTTGTTATCCCTGCAAACTCTCAGATTATTGACTGTGTGATTGACATCATTACAGCAGCTAACACTGGCACCAATCTTAGTGTCGGTGACACTGTAGGTGGCGCAGCTACAATTCTGAACACATTTGCAAGCGGAACAACTGCTGGTCGTAAGTATCCGACAACTCAGGCTGGTGCTGCATTAGCTTGGCAGGACACTGGTACAGCAGACATTCGTTTGACTGTGACTTCTTCTGCTGCAACAAACGCAGGTCTTGTTCGTTTTACAATTCTGTACCAGCAAAATAACAACCTTGCTTAATAGGAGGGCGGAATGGCTGCTTCTATTACAGCAAAAACAGTTACAGCTACCGGGACACTT